AACTAGATGTATCTACAAAATATCCCTTTTCAGATACAGCAGTAAAACTAGAAGTTTGGGGTGTTTGTGTCCAATCTAAACCACCAGTTCCCGGCGGTAGAGTAACAGTTTTACCACTGAGATCGAGGGATGAAGCAAGTTTGCCATCTGTGATAGCATCATCAGCAACCTTTGCAGTTGTAACTTGTCCATCAGCAATCTTTGCAGTTGTTACTGAATCATCTGCCAAATCAACAGTTGATACTCCACCATCTCCAAGTCCACTAGCTGTAATTTTATCAATTGCCATAATTCTCTATCCTAAATCTTAGTGTAAGTCTACCCATGCAGTTCCATTATAAACTACTGCTTTGTTTGTGTCTGTCTGATAGACAATCATTCCAGCAACCGCCGTAATACCGCCGAGTGCAGTTGCATCAGCATAAGCAGGGAGTTGGAAGAAATCGTTTGCAGTAATCTCTGTTCCTGTTACTGCAGCAGGAGTTGTTCCACCAACAACACCATCAACTGTTCCTGTTACATTACCAGTTACATTACCAGTGATGTCGCCAGTGAATGTTCCAGCGATTGCACCAGTTCCAGTAATGGTAGGTGAAGTGAGTGTCTTGTTAGTTAGTGTCTGTGTTGCAATCTCTGAAACAAGAGTTGAGTTACCATCAGCAGGAAGCAACAATTCATTAGTTACTGCCGCACTGTGTGGTTGTGGTTTAATTGTCTGTCCGTGTGCATTAGTTTCACAGTTAAGAATAATCGCACCCTCTGTTGCAGAACCATCACCACGAACCTCAACGATTTGAGTTGCAGCATCTAACTGAAGATTACCAGATGCAGTAGAAACATTACCAGTTACATCTCCTGTGATATTACCAGTAAATGTTCCAGTGATTGTTTTGTTTGTTAGTGTCTGAGTTGATGCCTCTGTGACTACAGGATCAGCACTAAGGGTAGAACCGTCACCCAAGAGGGTGTAAAGTTCTACGAAGTTGGCGTTGACTTTGCCCGCACCAGTGCGAAGATCGTCACCTGTGCCATCATTCGCAGAAGTTCCACGCCCGATTGTTTGATATGCCATTTTTGGTTTCCCCTAAAGTTTATCTTTACAATGTTATTTATAAGGTTTCGTCAAAGGTATGAACACTTTCATCAAAGGAAATATTCAACGCATCCATTTGTTTTGATGGAGCACCTTCATCGAAACTGTTTCCTGTTTCATCGAATGAGAATGTATCCTCATCCAAAGATGTATAGTATAGTCCAGAAGTTGCTCTTGGAGCACCCTCTTCATCAAATAAGTTTCTTGTATTATCAAATGTTAAGAATGTTTGATCATATGTATTAGTTGTATTAGATGATACAATGATTTCGCCTGGAGGCGGAACATTGATTTTTGTTGTGTATGCAGTAGCAGGAATATTACCAGAACTGTCTGATACCTCATTGATACGATACTGTCCAAACTGTTCAATAGGATAGTATGCACGATTGTTATCATTATTCCTTGCAGTTCTACGAATGCCTGGATAATGTGGAATGTCCTCTGTGGTTTCAATAGGAGGCACAGCGAATGCATACTTAGGCAACAAGTCTAGTGTTGGGCCAGAATAGAATGACTGACTGTTTGCAACTGCAAACCGAACACTGACTGATGAAGTAAGTGTGACTTCTCTCTTTCCACTTGGAAGAAGTTCTGAACTTCCATCCATTGGATTGCTTCTGAGAGTTGTTCCGTCTGTGGTTGTTCCCAACCTTCTTCCAAAGATTGTGGTGAAGAGGTTTGTAAATGTTGATGCAAGTTCTGGTGTGAATGTATCTGGTGATGCACTGTCTCCAACAGAACCAGCCGCAGGGTTCTGAATCCTTGCTGCAACTTGAGATGCAAAAGAAACTTCACCGAACACGTTCCAACCAGCAGGGTGAACTGATCTTCTGATTGATTCACGCCAAAGATTAATTGATTCACCAATACGAACAACATATGAATAATCTTGATAGTAATATGAATCTTGAATACGCATTGTATCCACAGAGACTTTACCTCTATCTGTAACAAAGTTACCGACAGTTGTTCCTACTGTACCAATAGTAGATGTTGCCTGTGCGGGCGTGGATTGATAAACTGTTGCTGTTGCACCAGTGATAGATGTTATCACATCATCTTGATTAAACCCAACAGAAGTTTGGAGTTCAAGAATATTTCTTGCACTATCAAAGTCAACTACAGTTCCATTGTGACTTGTCAGTGTATCACCAGCAGCAAATGCACCACTCACATTCTTTACGAGAATGTTTCTGTTTAATGTGATTGTCGGTTGAGAAGAATAATCCAAACCAAAGTTTGTAATAGAGACACCCTCAAGATGTCCAACCATTGGTGATACAGTAGATGCTGCAAATAGACTTGCACCAGAACCAGTTGTCGTTGCACTATCAGAAACAAGAGGAAGTTTAATAAAACCGTTACCTCTGTTAATCATGTGGACTTTAGTAATCTCACCAATCTCGGCAGGAACGCCCAAATCATTAAAGGTTTCTTCTTCAAGGATAATCTGTCCACCATCTTCCATTACAAGGAAGTCTAGTTCACCAACAGTTTGTTCCTTACTAATATACTGAATGTCATCATCAGTAACAATCAAGTCACCATCTTCTGTGATGATATTGTCTGGCGATGTTGCCTGTTCTAGATTAAACGCACCACCAACTACAGCAATCTTTGCACGAACATCTTTACCTTCTGTGCTTGTTAAATCAAAACGAAGTTCTTCACCTATAGTGTAACCACTACCACCACTCTCAATAACAATCTCATCAATAGAACCAGCACCAGCAGATTCGACACGAGCAGATGCAGCATTATTACCACCCCCACCAGTAACTTGAACTGGATCGCCAGTTGTATGATATGCACCACCAACTGTTACATTTGCACCAGTGACAATACCTTTGACTATTGCAGAGATTTCTAAATCGAGTGTGGTATCTGTTGTCGTAACAACTTCACCAGCAACAAATGTTCCAGTAACAGAGTTTGCATCCACATTGATTTCTGCGATAAGGTCTGCACCTTCTCTAAACTTAATGATTGTAGCAATAAGTGCAGTAGCACCAGATGTTGCACCAGTAAGTCTCTGTCCAATCGCTTTGGTAAAGTCTGAAGTTCCATCTTCAATAACACGAACAACCTTATCTGTTGACCATTGACCATCAGATACACGAAGCATATTATCACGAGGATAGATTAGTGTTGCTTCTTCATCAAAGAGAATTCTAAAGAATAGTTTATGTCCATCCCTAGTTCCTTTTGCCGCATACATATCCTTAATGTTTTTGATAAGTTTGCGTTTTGCAATACCATCGGCAAGAGTGTTAGGAAGAGAATCCATAAAGGAGTCTCTAAACTTATCTAAGAAGTCATAGACTGTATTATCAACATCTGCATATGCAAGAAGTTGTTGGATATTTTGAACAGGGTTTGCACGATAAGATGCTACAGTTGTGGTTGCACCAGATGTGTTACCAGTTATCGTTTCACCAGTTTGGAATCTTTGTTGGGATGTAATGAATAGACGATTGTTGCCATCAAAGTCATCGACAAGAATACGAGCAGTTGCACCAGAGGTTACACCAGCGATTGTTTCTCCTACTACAAACTTACCAACAGATTCTTCAAGGACAATGTTCTCGCCTGTCTCATCTAGAATATAATTCTTACTGATTGTTTCTTCAATGACATAATCATTGCTACCAGTAACAGTAAGTTCTCCCGCCTCTAGGAACTCATAGTAATACTTGAGGAATAAAGCAAACAGAGGATGATCTGACTGAACGAACTCAGGCAGTTGACTCTGAATATGAGGAGAAACTTTATTCTTTAATGTTGGTTCATGTCCAGACATTTATTAAACCTTAATACGAAGATGATGTTGAGTAACCAGTTCCGGCAGAAGAACCACCAGCCTCGATTGTATCATTCTGTCCTGTAACTCTTAATGTTTCCAAATCAATTTCAAGAAGTTGATTGCGAACTGGAACAATATCATTTGAGTTTGGAATGATTGTGATAGTAATACCAGCAGTTTCAGATGAAGAAGTAATGTTCAGAGAATCAAGTGACACCGTTCCTGTTGTATAATCCACTGTTCCGATATTTGTATCCAAGTATGTTCTAGTTGTTCCACCCACAAGACTATATGCTCTTATGTTTCCATTACCATCATCATCCATAAAGTGTTCATTGGTTTGTCCAGAAATAAAGAAACCAGTGGATGAAGTAATACCACCCATCATTGAGTTGTGTCCATCATGTGGATGATAGAGTTGATTAGAAAACTTTAGTTCATACTTTGTTGGAACATTTAGAGTTGGGGCAAATGTTTTCTGCATACGAACTGTTGTAATGTTTGAAAGGATAGATGGATCTGTTCCATCAATCAAACGAGATAGTTTTGAGAATCTAAAGATGCCATCAAACTTTTCCAAGTCAGATGTATTATAGTTAGTGATTGTGGTTCTCACAAGTGTCTCTAAATCAGATGCAGTCTTTGTAGTCACATTTGCATTATACTTAAATGTAGTGTTGAGTTTAATCTTAACTGTTTCTGGATCAACAATCGTAGGACGAACAGAGGCAATGTTATATCTGTCTAGTGAAGATGCAATAGTATCTTTCTGTGCTTGTGTTAGAATAATACCAGAGGTTGTTTTGATTGAAACGAATACTTGTCCATAGATTGGTGGATCGTTGTCCTCACCACCCCACACCTGAATCGCTTGTGTGTCTGCAAATACTGTTGGAATAATAACCTTGTAGTCATCAGTCGTAACCGCTCTACCCTGTGACGCATAGTCCAAAGGAGCATTGTATTTGATTGACTGAATAGTTTCTGGTTCTGCACCACCCGCCGCAGCAACAAGAGTTGCAATAGTAATATTAGTTTCTCCACCAACAGATGTTCCAGAGAAAGTTCTTGCATTATTGGCAGCACCTTTGTTGGTGACAATATATTCTAGGATAACAATATTACCATCGTTTACTTTCTTACCAACAACATCATCACCAAAGTATACTTCATACTTTCCGTTGTCTACCTCTTGCAAGAAATAAACATTAGATGTTGCTGTCACTTGAGAGATGTCTGTTGCAAGAGTATATGTCTGCGTAGTTAAATCTGCAGCAGAGTTCTGAACAGATACCTTTAGAGTAGTAGTATCAGCACGACTGTCTGTAAGAAGATATTGTTTCTCCAAGTTATTATTATCCACTGTATACTTTGCGGTAACAAGTGAACCTTCATAGATAGGAAGGTTTGAGAATCGAAGAACTCCATTCAATGGTGTTGATGTTCTTTCTTCATTAACTACAAATGCATAAGTTGTTCCATCAACCTGTGTAGTAAACTTAGTTCCTTTCTCAACTGTGATAGATGTAAGAGAAGGATTATTAATAGTAACATCAACATAGGCAACTGGTGAACGAGCAGAACGAGGAGTGTATCCAAGTGTCTTTGCGTGAGAGACTACAGATGAACGCAAAGTTGCTGTATCCAAGTATGCTTCATTGATCGCCATGTTTGCATTCATACCCAAGTAGTGAGTATTGTATGCAAGTAAATCAATCAATGTGGAAAGTGCAGAACCCTCAAAGTTATAATCTGTGAACTCTGTCTGGTTCTTCATGTATGTCTTTAGGTTAGATTTGATATCATCAAAGTCCAACTCTGTGACTTGTAGTTTCGTTGCCATCTTATCTTAGTCTCTCTAAAAATAGATTCAATGTCTGTTCATCTGTCTCTGAGTTTACAACATTGAATTTGATTGTTGCTTCATATGCATTACTGTCAATATTTGCTTGAACAATAACACTGATAAGTTCTGCTCTTGGTTCAAAGTTCACAATAACATCTTCAATGTTTCTTCCAAGTCTTGACGCAACCTGTGGGGTCATGTTTTCAAATAATGCATTACGAACATTAGAACCAATCTCTGGATGAAACCCTCGTTCATAGAAATTAGTCATAACTAAATTCTTAACACTGGCTTTGACAGCAGCAACATCCGTCAACTTTGCAATGTCACCAGTTACAGGATGTTTTGCAAAATTAAAGTTGAAGTCCTTAAATGTCTGAGCACTTCTCTCTGAATTATTTGTTGCCTCTGCATCTCTAAATGCACTAGGATTAACTGCCATCTAAATCTCCTTAAAGGTATTTATAACGAAACTTAGAGATTGTGGTAGGAACGATTTTTGATATGTTCCTCTTCAATTAATTCTTTAGACTGTCCATGATATGCAACGGCATGATGTTTCTCAATCATATAGTCGTTGACTGATTTATCAGCATAGTTTGTGGTTCTCCACAGTTCCCCAAGAATACGACCAAACTTTCCTTCTGCATCCTTATATGTTTTAAGAACAATACCACCGTCATCATCCAACATCTGTGTAATGAATTCCTTTGCAGCAAGTCCATACTTCTTTTCTTCTAAATCTCTTGTGCGACTTTCTGGTGTGTCAATACCGTACATACGAATTCTTTGTTTCTTCATCCATACACCAAACCCCAAGTCAATATCCACATCAACTGTGTCACCATCCACAATGTGAACTACCTTACATCTATACTCATACATATCTTATCCTCCAGCGAATACATTAGGAGAACCAGCGGCAACTGAAGTGCAACCACTAATACCATCTCCTATTCTTCCCGCTCCCTTTCCATTTACCTTTACTGTCGAAGAACCAGAAGCAATAGGTGCAGAATGAGATGGACATGGTGCAGGCGGAAGAAGATGTCCTGTGTTTACATCTCCCTGTCTACTCCACGCAATACCATTAACAAATACATTTGGACTTCCCACTGCTCTTGTCATACCAGAACAATGTGCTACGTCTGCGTCACCAATTCTAGTTGCTGCAGGCATTACATCCGTTCCCTCTTCATTAGTTCTTTTAGTTTATCGTTATATGATTCCATTAACTCATGCTGTTCTTCTGTATGAGGTTCTGGAATAACCTCTGGTTCAAATCTTATGAGGTTGTCAAAGGACATAGGTATGTCATCATAATTATGAAACTCCATATAGTTGGCACCATCTTTAATTAGAAACAATCCCCTCATTAGTTCAAGTCAATCCTTGCCGCATCGACATCCAAGTTACCACTGATTGCAGTAGTTTGGTTTGCACCATATGTTTCCGTAACATCTTTGGTAACTGTTTCAGTCTTTGCATCTTGATATGTTTCTGTAACAGAATTAGATACTGTCTCTGATCTTTTGCCTGTTACAGAGATTGTATGAGAGTGTTCTCCATTCTCTGTTCCGTATGTTTCCGTAACATTCTTCTTGACAACTTCTGTCTTATTACCATCGACTTGAATATTCCAATCACCCTTAATATATGTCTTGCAGTTTGAATCAATCGTAAGGTTTACATCGCCCTTGATATTTACAAAACTATTTCCAGCAACAATCTCATAGTTCTGTCCTACAACACGAGTGACTTTGTTTCCGTCAGCATCAATCTCATAGTATGTTCCGCTCTTGTGTTTCTCATAGATACGTTCTGCATATGGTGTGTCATCATATTCTTTGATGTGTCCACCTTCTGTTTCAAGAACATGATTGTAAGGATACTCTGTATCTCTTCTCAACTTAGGTGTTCTTGTTTCCCCTGTTTCTGGATTCGTTCCTGCTGCAAGTAATCCAATTTCAGATGGATCAGTTGTTCTTGGTTCATCCCACTTAATAGGCTCGCCAGGTTCGTCATTTGTGACAG